CACGGCGTCGTCGGCGAAGAGATCGAGTTTGACGGTACGTATATTCGCGGGAACCTGAAAGTATTTAGCGAGGCAATGGCGAATCTCATAACCCGCGTCAAAAAAGAATTAAGCGCGGGCTATCGTTGCCTCTACGACTGGACGCCGGGCGTTACCCCCGACGGCGTTCGGTATGACGCCGTTCAGCGTGATATTCGCGCTAACCACCTTGCGCTCGTCGCGCAGGGCCGCATGGGTCCCGACGTTGCCGTCTTGGATCATAACTGTTTTACCATCGACTCTATGGAGTACATAGCTATGCCCGACGCAATTGAAAGCAAAGACGGCGACCTCGCGAGCATTAAAGCGGCTCTCGAATCACTCGCCCCCCTGTTAGCGCAAGTCGAAGAGATTAAAGCCTCTCTCGCCGGCGCCGCAGCCAAACCGGCCGAATCCCCGGAAATGTCGGACGATGAAAAGGCCGCCAAGGCCAAAGCCGACGCCGCCATGCTCGACACCCAGGCCGCCGAGCAATTGGCCGCAATGGACGCGCGCTTAAAAGCCACCGAGGCGCAACTCGCCACCGTGACCGACAGCGCGGACATTAAAACCGTGCTCGCCCACGTTCAAAAACGCGACGCCCTGGTCGCCAAAGTGACGCCGTTTATCGGCGTTTTCGATTCGGCCTTGATGACCGTCTCGGACGTTGCCAAGTATGCCGCCGACAAGCTCGAGCTGAACGCTCCCGCCGGCGCCGAGGAAGCCACGCTGAACGGCTACCTGCACGGCCGCGCGCCATCCGTAGCAACCGTCGCAACCGACTCGGCCGTCCGCGGCTCGCTGGTTGCTAATTACCTCGCCGGCAAAAAGGAGTAAGTCATGGGCTTCCAATCTACCTTAAACACCCTTCAAGGCTTTGGCGTCATTGGCGAGTTCGCCTTTGACGGTCCGCGCCGAGTTCAGCCTCTCAACTTAAACAGTGACGATGCGGCGAATAACGTCGTCGGTCGCGCGTTCTTTTTCCGTAACGGTACTGACGCTGGTGCCGGCGCGGTCGGTACGATATTCGCCGGTATCCTCGGGATGCCGAAAGAATACGCCTCGCGCGGCACCGTCGCAGACGGTTCTCTGGCCCCGACTCTGACCCTCGCAAATGACGAAGTGGGCCAGTTCGTGCAAATGGGCGAGGTCGTTGTTGCGCTGCCCGGCATCGCCGCCATCGGCGACCCGATTACGTATAGCACCACTACCGGTGCCCTCGATAGCATCGCTGGGCTGACTAGCTTTACCGGCGTGATCGCCGTGACCACCGGAATCTTGACCGTCTCGGCTTTGGCTGCCGGCGGGTATTTGGCGGCCGGCGCGAAGCTTACCGGCACGGGGGTGCCTGTCGGCACGGTCATCACGGAGCAATTGACCGGCACCGCTGGCTCGAACGGCACGTATAAAACCAACATCACCGTCGCCGTCGCAAGCACCACAATGGAAGCGACGAACAACGCCCTCGCCTCCGGTGCCGGGTACGCTCTCGTGCCTAACGCCTACGTGTCGCGCTACGCTCCCGACGCGGTCGGTGCGCAGCTCGCCGTCATCCGCTTGACCAACTAAGGACCTTGACCAATGAACGCGAATAAAATCATTAGCAGCGTCGCGGGCCGAGACGTCCGCGAATTATCCATGACCGCCGACCAGTGCGACCAGTTCCGCGATCTAGCGGCGCTGGGCATCTGCTTGGATGAAGGGCAGCTCTCCGCGATGGCCCGCAATCTCGGCTTCACTGTCGACTCCCTGCAGGGCTTGACCACTACCGCAAGCATCTCGACCCCGGTCCAATTCTTGCAGGCTTGGCTCCCAGGCTTCGTAAACGTCATCACGCAACCGCAGACAATCGACGAGATGGTCGGCATGGTCGTCGCCGGTTCGTGGGAAGACGAAGAAGTCGTACAAGGCGTTATGGAGCCGACCGGCCTCGCAGCAAACTATGGCGACGCCGCAAACGTGCCGCTCGCTTCGTGGAATGTCAACTTCGAGCGCCGTACTGTTGTACGCGGCGAGCTGGGCTTCGAAGTCGGCAAACTTGAAGAAGCACGCGCGGGCCGTATGAACGTCAATTCGGGCGCAGAAAAACGCGGCTCAGTTGCTCAAGCTTTGGAAATCCGCCGCAATCAAATCGGTTACAACGGCTACAACGGCGGCGCAAACCGTACGTACGGCTTCCTGAACGACCCGGCCCTGCCGGCGTACGTTACGGCGGCGAACGGCGCGAGCTCGTCCCCGCTTTGGTCGACTAAGACCTTTTTGGAAATCACCGCCGACCTGCGCGCCATGTTTACCCGCCTACGTACTCAAGGCGGCGGCCGTATCGATCCAGCGAAAACCCCGATTACTTTCGGCGTCTCGAATGACCGTTACGAATATCTGACCATCACCAACACCCTGGGCACTCAGTCGGTTCTCGACTGGTTGAAATCTAACAATCCCAATGTTCGCGTCGTAGCCGCTCCAGAATTGGACGGCGCAAACGGCGGCGAGAGCGTCGGGTACATGTTCGCCGATAAAGTCGTGGACGGCGCGAGCACCGACGGCGGCTCGGTCATGATCCAAATCGTGCCGACTAAGTTTAAAACCTTGGGTACGGAAACCCGCGCAAAGGCCTACCTTGAAGACTCGACCAACGCAACGGCCGGGTGCATGGTGAAACGCCCTTGGGCAGTGACCCGCATCACCGGCATTTAAATCGCGCCGGAGTGGTGTAATATCGAAAGGCCCGCTCGTAATGGGCGGGCCTTTTTCTAAACCGAGGGAAATACCATGTCTAAAAATATTACCGTTTTTTCGACGATCACCGCCGACGTGCGGTACGTTGAATGGAAAAAAGGCGGCGGCGACGTCCCCGTCGAGGGCCGCAGCGTGCTGATTAAAGGCGGCGCCGGGCTTGCCACAAAACACCTGATTACGCCCCAAGGCATCGCGACATTTATCGACGCCGAGGAGCTTGCCGTGCTGCGTGCGGACTACACTTTTAAACGGCACGAGGCGAACGGATTTATCAAAGTCGTAGAAGGAAGCGGGGCGAAAGCGGACGCGAACGTCGTAGCGGCCGATATGGCGAGCCGAGACAACTCGGCGCCTATCGTTCCGGGCGATTTCCCCGACGCCCCGGACGACCAAAAAGTCGAGCTGAGTACCGGTAAAAAATCCACCAAAAAGAAGTAGTCGATAGGAGCGCACGAGATGGCCTTACATACGTTTGACGTTGCGGCTTTTCGTGCGCTCTTCGCTCAATTCACGAGCGATACCGTCTACCCGGACGCGACGCTGCAGCTCTACTGGGACACCGCGACCAGCTATATCAGCGCGTACGACGCTTGCCGCCTGACCGGCGCGCCGTTGCAGCTTGCGCTCAACCTCATGACCGCGCATCTCGCGCAGCTATTCACCGTGGCCGCGTCGGGCGTAACGCCGGTCGGCGGGGTCATCACGTCGGCGACGATCGATAAAGTTTCCGTGACTGCCTCGGCCCCGCCTACAGGCCCTAGTGGCTGGCGTTATTGGCTGGCGACGACGCCTTACGGCTTGCAATTGTGGGCCCTGTTGTCGGCTAAGTCGGTCGGTGGCTGGGCCGTCGGCGGTTCGCCGGAGCGTCGCGCGATTCGCAAAGTCGGCGGCCGATTCTGATGGGGCGCATGATCCGCAAGAAAGGCACAACGACCGATGTCGCCCAGGCGGCCGCGTCGTTGAACGACTTGCGCGGTAAAGTCGGGTTTTTTGAGGCGTCCAAGTACGCAGACGGTACGCCCGTCGCCTACGTGGCAAGTATTCAAGAGTTTGGAGCGAGCGCGCAAAACATACCGCCGCGCCCTTTCATGCGCCCGGCCGTTGCGGCCAATTCTGACAAGTGGGCCAAGGCGTTCGGCAAAGGCGCGACCGCCGTCATGAAGGGGCGTTTTACGGCCGCTCATGTTATGGCGAGCGTTTGCGAAGACGCCGCCGGCGAGGTCCGCAAGTCGATCGCCGCGGTCAACACCCCGCCGCTTGCCGATAGCACCGTCGCGGCCCGCCGTCGCGGGTACGCCGACAAGAAAACGACGGGCAGCTTAACGAAGCCTCTCGTCGCTACTGGCCTCATGGTCGCCTCGGTAAGCTATGAGGTCACAGCGAAATGATCCCCGGCTCTAACCTATTACGCCAGGCGCTTAGCATGATCGGCTCGCAGTCGGTCACGTATTACGCTGACGCGGGCCGCAGTACGTCCGCGACCGGGCGCGACATTACGTACTTTCAGGAACCCGTAACGATAGCCGAGGGCAGCGTTCAGGCCGTTCCGCGCAGCCGTTACGAGGTCCTCGGGCTAAACTTTTCGCGTAATTACGTCACGTGGTTCGTGCCGCAGAATGTAATCGGCCTCGGCCGCGACGTTTCGGGCGATCAAATCGAATTTAATGGGCGCCGGTACGATATTGAGAATATGACAAATTGGTTCGCCCAGGATGGCTGGGTCGAGTGCCTATGCGTGGAGAAAGCGACCAATGCTCGATAATCAAGTCATTATCTCGCTGCGCTCCGCCATCGTGCCCCGCCTCGCGGCGCGCGGGATCGCGGCGGACGTCAAGCAGGGAAACCAGCCGACGCAGCAGGGCGTCCCCTCGGGGCCGCTCGTCTCGCTTTTCAAGATCACCGACAAGCAGTACGGCTACCCCGAGCGGTCGACCCGATGGGACGAGGACGAGCTCGTAATGTACGGGACCGAGTCGCAACAAATGGAAAGCACCTACCAGTTTACCGCCGTTGCGCAACAAGACCCGAGCAACGATTTCGAATTAACGCCCGCCGATATTCTCAAGGCGACCGCCGCCATACTGCGCTCGGACGCGGCCCGCGCCGCGCTCTTGGCCGACGGCGTCTCGGTCCTACGCGTGCAGGACGTCCGCACCGGCTACACGATCGACGACTCCGGCGAGTTTATGCCGAACCCCACTTTTGACATCACCGTTACCCACCGCGACACCACGACCGAAATTATTGGTATTATCAACGCACAAGAAGTTATCATTAACCGAGTTTAGGAGCCCGCCCCATGATCCCCTTTTCAAAATACGTAAGCATTACGAGCGGCGTCGGCGGAGTTTCCCAAGTCGCCAACCGAGAGCTGATCGGCCGCGTTTTTAGCGAGTCTTTGCTGATCTCCGCCGATTCAGTCTTAGAGTTCAATAGCGCCGACGACGTGTCGTCGTTTTTCGGGGCGAGCTCCGACGAGGCGGCACGCGCGGCTTTTTACTTTGACTTTGTTTCGGCGAGTATCAGCGCGCCGCAAAAATTGTCCTTTTCCTCGTTTGCCCCGTCCGGCCGCGCGCCTCGCGTGTACGGCGGCCCGCTCGCTCGTACGCTCGGCTACTTAAACACCGTGACCGCCGGCACGATGCGCTTTAATTTTGGCGCCTCGACCGTCACGCTAACTGCGATTGACTTCTCGACCGCCGTCTCGCTTGCCCAGGTCGCGACCTTGTTGACGGCCGAGTTTGCGGCGGACGCCGACCCGAACGTCGCCGCGACGACCGTCTCGTACGACGCCACGAATAACCGCTTTGTTATCGCCGGCTCGTTGCTCGACTTGACCGCTATGTCGTTTGACCAGCTCGGCAGCGGTCTAACCGACGTCGGCAACGCTCTCAGCCTGTATACCTCCCTTGGCGCTATCAACGTAACCGGCGTCGCCGCCGCGCAGACCCCGCTCGAAGCCCTGCAGGCGTCAATAAACATCTCGAACAATTTCGGGTCCTTCGTATTTAGCTCGGAGCTGACGATCTCCGAGCATGGCGACATCGCCGAATATAATTCGGGCCTGAATGTGTTATTCCAATACATGGTCCCCGTTGCTTTGGCCGATTACGTGTCGTGGTCCGCCGCGCTCATTGGGTACGCCGGTACTGGCTTAACCTTGTCGGTAACGGCGGGCGAATATCCCGAGATGGTGCCAATGGTCCAGCTCGCCGCCACGGACTACCTGCGCCGCAATGCAACCGTGAATTACATGTTTAAACAGTTCGCCCTTACCCCGTCGGTAACGACCGAGGCCGTAAGCGATGCGCTCGACGCCGCTCGGGTCAATTACTACGGCGCGACGCAGACCGCCGGGCAGACACTCGCGTTCTACCAGCGCGGCGTGCTGATGGGCCCAGCGACCGCCCCTCTCGACATGAACGTGTACGCGAACGAGCAATGGCTGAAAGACTCGGTCGGCGCGGCCCTCATGGCGCTATTGCTGGGCACTGGGCGCGTGCCGGCAAACGAGGAGGGTCGCCTGCAGATACTCTCAGTCGTGCAAGACTCGATCGATCTCGCCATTTTCAACGGTACGATTAGCATCGGCAAAACTCTGACGACCGCGCAGCGACTTTTCGTCACGCAGCAAACGGGCGACGATCTCGCTTGGCACCAGATCCAGAACCTCGGGTATTGGGTCGACGCCGTCATCCAGTCATACGTGGCGGAGTCCGGAATCACCGAGTACAAGGCCGTTTACTCGCTGCTATACAGCAAAGACGACGCGGTCCGTTTCGTGTCCGGCACCCATTCTCTAATCTAAAGGAGCGCGTAACATGCAAGACATATCAGGCTTTGGCCTCCGCCTTTCGGTTCGCGCCTCCGTGACGTTTCCGACCGGCATCGCGGTTACTCAGTTCGCCGACGACGGCGACCCGTTCGACGCTCCGACGCAGCAAATCATGGAAACCGCTATGGGGCTCAACGGCGACCTGATCGCGTTCTCGAAAGCGAACCCGATCAAGGTCGCGTTATCCGTGATCCCAAACTCCGACGACGATCGCAATCTTGCCGTACTGGCGGAAGCGAACCGCGTCGGCAAGGGGAAACGGAGCGCGCGCGACGTCATCACCTTATCGGTGGGCTTCCCCGACGGCCGATCGGCTCTGTTCACTCAGGGCAAGATCACCGACGGCGCCCCCGCTAACTCCGTGGCAAGCGCCGGCCGCTACAAAACGAAGGTTTACATGTTCGCGTTTGAGTCGGTTGCTCGGTCATGAGTCTGCAGCCTAAATCAGTTCAAATTGAGTGCCACGACGGGGCGAGTAAGGAGTTCATCCTCTCGAAATTCCCAGCGATTGCAGGCCGTGAGATCATTACGCAGTACCCGCTCTCGGCACTCCCTAAGCTCGGCGACTACGCGACGAACAAGCTCATGATGTTAAAAATCATGAGCTTTGTGTCGGTGCCGACGGCGGCGGGCCCTCTCGCCCTGTCGACCGAGGGGCTAGTCGACAATCACGTGCCGGATTTTGAGTGCCTGATGCGCCTTGAAATGGCGATGATCGAGTACAACGTGAGTTTTTTCGCGAACGGCAAAGCCTCGACTTTCTTCGCTCTTATCGGGGAGAAGGTGCAAGCGTCGATTATCAAAACATTGACGGACTTACAGGGGCAATCCTCGCCGAGCGGCTCGCAACCTACAAAGAATTAAGGGACGAATTGACGCTTGAGGAGGCGTTAAATCTTTGGGAAGTAATCGCGGTCACACGGTATAACGAACATCTCGCAATCAAGCACAACGAAAGGAAAGGCGGCTAAGTGAATATTTTAGAAACCTTTTATTTCATGTTCGACAGCGATGCGAAGAAACTCGACAAGGGTCTCGCCGACTCGACCAAATCGGCCGAGAAACTCGAGAAAGAATTACAGCAGACGGACAAAGCCGCGGACATGGTCGGCGGCTCGTTCATGGACTTGGCCGGCAAAGCCGCGTTTGCCCTCGGCGCGATATTCTCGATCGGCGCGATCAAGTCGTCGATATCCGAGGTCTCTAATTTTGTCGACACGCTAAACGACTCCGCCGAGGCGCTCGGCGTGAACGTGTCGGCGCTACACGCCTGGGACAACGCCGCGCAAATGTCCGGCGGGCAGACGGGCGCGTTTACTGCGTCGCTCGGCACACTTAACACCGGGCTGAACGCCATAGCCACGAAAGGCAAGGGCCTCATGCTGCCGTTTTTCGAAGAGCTCGGGCTCTCGATGGCTGACATCAAGGAAGGGGCGAAAGACCCGATAAGCGCCCTAGAAAAAATGTCTGACCAGTTCGCCAAGCTCAGCGCGTCGGAGGCGGCGGGCCTAGGCGCTAAAATGGGACTGGATCAAGGCACCATTAACCTATTACGCGAGGGCCGCGCAGGGCTCGACGAGATTATCCGCAAGCAGAAAGAGCTTGGCGTCGTGACCGAGGAGCAAGCGGCGGAGTTCAAAAAGTACAACGACGAGCTCGACGCGACCTCGTACCTCTGGCAAGACATGAAACGGCAGCTCGTGACGCTCGTCATCCCGGCGTTGACGTGGTTCCTGCGCACGGCGCAAAGCGTGACGGCCTGGGCGAAAGAAAATAAGACGACCGTCGCCATATTTTTTACCGTACTGACCGCCGCCGTTGTTGCCTACGGGCAAGCCGCCATCGTGGCCGGCGCCCGCTCGCTCCTCTTGTACGCCCCGATCATCGCAGCGGCCGGCGCCATCCTATTATTTAGCGCATTGCTCGCCCTCGTGACCGAAGACCTTTACCAGTTCGGCAAGGGTAACAAATCCGTGACCGGCGATATCGTCGAGAGTTGGGGCGTTGTTGGTGAGGCGATAGGCGCAACGATCAACGCTATCGGCAAGGGCCTGACCTGGCTTACGGTCGTCCTTAACGCGTTTGGGCAGTTAATGTCCGACCTGTTTAACGACTCAATCCCGAACGCGATCAATACTTTCCGCGACGCGATACGCGCCCTCGTGGCAGACGTCAAGCAGCAGATACCCGCGCTCGAGGGGCTTTTTAGCATCTTTGAAAAACTTGAGGGCGCGTCGTTTGGCGGCAAGTCGCGCGTGCTCTCGCTCCTCAACGTAGCAAAGGGCGCACTCGGCGCGACAAACTCGCCTATCAGTTCGCAGACTTCAAACTCGATCAACAACGCTGCGCGCACCAACAATAAGACGACGACGGTACGCGTGGACAAAGTCACCGTTAACACGCAAGCGACCGACGCCGAGGGCGTTGCGAAGGGGTTCACGTTTAGCTTGCAGAAAGAGCTCCGCAACGCGATCGACGGCACCGACGATGGGGTCGCCGCATGACGCTCCCGACGATCATCACGAGCCGCCTAGGCGTGACTCTGCCGAGCTTCCCCTCGGCGGCCTCCCCTGCGCCCACGCCTCCGCCGGAAAACTCAGCAGCGGACGCCGTAGGCGTTTTCGACGACGAGTTTAATCAGGTCTTCGCCAAGGCCCGACCGCTCAAGGCGGACGTATACGAGGCGGCGCGCGTGATGGATCACCCCGTCGAGTCGGGCAGCACAATGACCGATCACCGCGTCATTGACCCGATCGAGATCGAGCTCTACCTCGTCATGTCCGGCGAGGACTACCGCGACACCTACAACCAGATAAAAGACCTTTACAACCGGGCGTCGTTGCTGGTCGTACAGACCCGATCGGGCAGCTATTCCAACATGTTGATCTCAGCCATGCCGCACGACGAGAGCCCGGACACATACGACACGATCAACATGTCGCTACGGTTGCGCGAAGCGATCCTCGTAACGGTCCAATTCCAGGCGTTGCCGCCGCGCGCCGTCGCGCAGCAACGCAACGTCTCGACCGTGAAACGCGGGCAACAGACCGGCACGGCAGAGCCCAGCGCAACCGCCGCGCCCGCCGGAGGCCCGACCGAGGTCCAATCGACCGCGCGTCGGTTGCGCGATACGTACGGCAATAGCTTTACCCGAAGCATCCTAGGGGGTGGGGGATGACTCTGCGCATACCTCTCGACCCCGTACCTAATCAAGAGTTAACCGTCCGGCTCGACAATCACCGGTACGTCATCGCCCTGCGCGACATCGGCGGCATGATGGCGGTCACGATTACGCGCGACGATGTCGTGCTTATTTCTGGCGTCCGCGCTTGCGCCGGCTCGCCGTTGCTCCCTTACTTCCATCTCGTAGGGATGTTCGGCTCGTTCATTTTTACGACCGTCGCACCCGGCGAGATCCCCTATTACCCGGCGTTCGGCTCGACGTGCTTCCTGGCGTTTGCAACGACCGACGAAATACTGGCGGCCTGACATGGCCGAGCTAGACCTCCGCATCGTAAAGGTCGGTATTGAAGTCGACGGGCAGCTCCGCGTCTATTCCGATTTATGGGTCTCGGCGTCCGGGTCTAAGTTCGCGAACCCGCTACAGAACGAGTGCGAAGTTCGGATTTCGAACCTCTCAAAAGACGTGAGGCAGTACCTACTCACGGAAACGAGCCCGTTCAATTCCAACAAGACCCCCAAGCGCGTTAAGGTATGGGCCGGACGCGTATCGACGGGCGATTTTCTCTTGTACGAGGGCGACATCACCGAGGCGGTGCCGACTCAGGCGCCGGACATCACCTTGACGCTCAAGTCAAAAACGGGCCAATTCAGTAAGGGTAATATCGTCGCCAAGTCGCACGGCGCGCAGACCCCGCTCTCACGTATCGCAGCAGACGCAGCGAGCGCGCTCGGCCTGTCGCTGATATTCGAGGCGAAAGAAAAATTGATTTCTAACTAC